TCTCTTCACCCTGGCAACATCGGTCACGACTGGGTGAAGAGACGATTCCTCGAGGAAGGAGCAACGCATGGTCGAGTGTTCGTGCCAGCAAAACTTGACGACAATCCTAACCTTGATAGGCAAAAATACATTGACAGTTTAAGAGAACTCGATCCAATCACAAGAAGACAATACCTTGAAGGCGATTGGACAGCTCGACATGGCGGCTCAATCTTCCGTCGAGAATGGTTCACCATCGTCAATGACGCACCCGCAGACTTGCGTAAAGTGCGGTATTGGGATTTAGCTGCAACCAAACCAAAAGAAGGCGTGGACCCTGACTACACTGTTGGCGCTTTACTCGGCGAAAAAGAAGGTATCTACTATGTTCTCGATATACGAAGAGTTAGGGCTCAACCGATGGCAATTGAATCGCTCATTAAACAAACCGCAGAACTCGACGGAATCACAACTCGCATTTACATGGAACAAGAACCAGGCTCCAGTGGAGTTAGCCAAGTTGACTATTACGCAAGACAAGTGCTTAAAGGCTTCAGTTTCTGGGGAGTCAAAACCACAGGACCAAAAGAAGAAAGAGCGACGCCTGTGAGCAGCGCAGCTGAAGCAGGTAACATTAAACTTATGAAACCAAAAGAAACACAACAACAGTGGATAAATGATATGCTCGACGAGTTTGAAGCTTTCCCACAAGGCATGCACGATGACCAAGTAGATGCTGTAAGTGGTGCATTTCAGCAGTTAAGAGTTGTTCAACCCGCTTGGGTGGTTCGCTAATGAGCAAGAAAAAAGAAGTGTTAACAAAAGAAGCAACAAAAGGCATACGGATTACGAAAGACGGCGGGTTATTCGTTCACTCTAAAGCTTTAGATGCTGAAGAAGGCAGCAGCATCCGAGTTCCCCAAGTTAGCACAGCGTTGGGCGCGGGTTTCGGAGATGAAATCACTGACACAGACCGCAAATTTGCGTCGGAACGTGAACCAGTTGCACATTTCTTAACGTTTGGTATGGCTGCTGACGTGGTTGACAAATGGTTTGCTGTTGATGACCCAGATACAGAGCATAGTGACCCAAAAATTGATGAAGCCGTGCAGAATGCGTTGACGTTGCTTAAAATGAAGGAGCATTTGAAAGCAGCGTTAGAGTATGAACGCATTTACGGTTGGAGCCTCTTAGTTGGAAGCTTCAGCGATGTTGCAGATGTAAAAAATCTTGAGCAACCTCTGCGCAGCGGAAGCAAACTATCGCAACTGTCAGCATATCCAAAAACAAAAGTTGATGTTTGGAGAAAAGATGAAAATAGGAACAGCAAAAGATTCGGTGAAGCCATTGTCTACAAAATTGACCGAGGCAGCGGAGAATTCCTTTATGTTCATTATACTCGATGTTCTAAAATTCAGACACGTAGCAACGGCAAAAGCGTGTTAGACCCTGTTTGGGACGACCTCACCTGTGGACGAAACATTCGCTGGGGTGCAAGCCAATGGATGTACCGCACAGGCGGAGGCTTTCCCGTCATAAAGTTTCCACCTGGCACAACTCTGCCACAACTTGAAGAATGGGTTGACAGCAACGCCTTCACAAATTTGATGGCTCGAACCTACATTGGCATAACTGGAGATATGGATTTTGACTTTAAAGGCGCAGCTGGCAGAGCCTTAGATCCACAGCCGTTCTTTCAAACCAATCTCGAACAGATTGCAGCTGGAAGCGGAGTACCAGAGCCCATACTTCGCGGAGCCCAAGCTGGAGCTTTGACTGGTTCAGAAGTTAATCAGCAACAATATTTCAAAGTGATTAATCGCATCCAAAGCACCTTAGAAGAAACGGTTAGGTGGGTTATTGACCGATTAGTTGAAGCTGAGCAGATAAAGGGCTTAACCTTTTCAAGTGATGTTAGTTTGTCGGAGAAGGTTAAGCGCTGGATAAAACACGATGTTAAACCTATGATTCACAATCCATTTAATTATAAGATTGATTGGGTAAGTGCGTTTGAACTTGACGAAGAGAAGGAAGCGAGGGCGGAATTAACTCGAGAACAAGCTAATCAAGTAAGGCTTGAATACATGACTGTTGATGAAGTTAGAGCTGAAAACGAGCTTGACCCATTACCGAACAGTGAAGGCACAACGTTAAAGAAAAAAGAGAGTTCGCAACCCTTTGAATTTAAGAATGAATATGGAGATAGTTACCTCGTCACATCCGTTCAACCTAAACCTCGTAAAGAAGAGAAGAAGCAAAATGGGTTACAAATCGAGAATGCGAAACCAAGTAAAGAAGGGTCATTGGACAAAAAGTAACGTTGCTAAAGCAACAATTAGGCTATCTTAATGTCCAAATTAATTAGTATCGTTAAAGCAGTAGATGCATTGAAACGAATACCTCATGAACTCCGTTATGTTACCTTTTTCAGCAAAGAAGATGTTTGGGTTTATCATTTCGTGTCTGATGACCGTATCTGTGAAAGATGCAGAACCTATGGTATGCAAGAATATTTTGCAGGTAACGAATTGAGAAAAGAATTTCCCGATTTAGTGATTCAAAGCACTGAAGTCTTGTATGCTTCGGTACATCCAAATTGCCGCTGTTACTTAACACGGTTATTTCCCTATGAAGAAAAACCAACACCAGAAGTAGAATAAAATGGAACGCAAAATCTGTTTCGATAGAGCCACCCTAGACGACAAAATCATCTTAGATGATGATAGATACCTCGTCATGCCAGCGGTGATAGCTAGCGAAATCGTCCACCAATACAAAGAAGGCTGGGCTTACAAACCAGCAGACGAGCTTGAGAAAGCAGCTTGGACCGCAGACCACAGATGGGTAAAAATCTTATCCCATCCAGAAACCGCTCTGCTTCAAGCAACAGGCGACATCTACGGAGTAGTGGAAAACCCAAAATATGTTAAAAACCTCATGGATCCCAAAACCAAACGACCAATGAGAAAGGGCGTAAGAGCAGACATCAAATGGTTTAAAGACAAAGTGCCTGAAGCAGTAATTGAGCAGATTAAAAACGGCATGATGAGAGGTGTAAGCATCGGCTTCACCTATGAAGAGGACCGCACACCAGGAGATTGGAACGGACAAAAATACGATTTTGTTCAACGCAACATCTTCATAGACCATGTTGCCGCACCGATAGAAGAAGGGCGCTGTCCCGGTCCTCTCTGTGGCATAGCTGTGGATTCTGTGGTGAAAAAGCCCAAAGTTGAAGCTGATAAAGTTGTTAAGCGTGGCGATAAATGGTGTGTAATTCACTGTCATGGTGAGGAAGAGGGAGAAATCATCAAGTGTTTCGACATAAAAGAGGAGGCTGAAGCTATGCACCGTGCTATTCAAGCTAAAAAACACGATGTTGAGTTGCGAGACCAAGGAGAGAAGCCGCCAGCAGATTGGATGGATAAATGTAAGGCTGTGGTAAGTGAAGGAATGCCAGGCTACACTGAGGAGCAAGTGAATGCTGTGTGTGGCAACATTTGGTATCATAAACCAGAAATGCATGGCATCGGAGACATTTCAGAGCCAGAGCAAGAGAAAGATTGTCCAATCTGCCAAGAAATAAGGCGCATTGGCTTACTTGAATCCGCGAAAAGACTTGTCAAAGCCTACGGCAAAGACATCATCTCTGTGATTAGAGGCGAAGAACCGCAAAAAACAACACTGCAAACAACTGAGGAACTGTTGGTGGAAGCGAAGAAAGCCATAGACTCCGCAAGATGGTTCTTTGAACAGTAGGCACTTTTTGCACAGTTAGCCTAGCCCAAACCACTACAAAATACCCTATCGTTAACATTCACTCGTTGTGATTCTCGTTGTGGAACGAGACTAATATAAACCTTCAGCCACTGGCGTAGAGCTGACTAAACAAACTAGCCTTCTCGAAGTGGCATATCGAGACTAAACAAACCACAATAAACCAAAGGAGAAAGAGCAATTGTCAGAGAAAGAAGAGTACATTGCACAGTGTATTACAACAGACAAAACCAGAGAAGAATGCGAGCAAATGTGGAACGAAGCGCACAAAGGAGACGAAGGCGACAAAGACAAAGCAAAAGACTATCCGACGTTGGTTCGAGAGCTTGAGATGGAGCGCGTTAAAACTGCTCAGCTAACAAAAATGCTGAAAGAAGCCACAGACATCATAAAGGCAGTAAATGCTGAACGAGATGCTGTCACAGAAGCCAGAAAATACGAGATAGCAGTGGAAATTGAACGAGACAGCGATGGTAGAATGAAACACGGCGACTTAATGAAAGAATCATTGGAGAACTTGAGCATCATGAAGAAGGCGATTGACAGCGCTAGACCAAAAGACTTCGTGAGCACAGTCGCATTACTTGAAGAGTCTGAGGCAAAGAAGAAGCCGCAGTTGACAGTGGGCGAATGGGATTCTGTCTCCAAAAAGTATAAGGGAGGACGCTAAACATGTCGGCAGACGCAGGATATGGTTCGAAGCCAACAAATGCAATTCTCGTAGCAGGACAACCGCTGGTTCAAATTCTCAAAGTTAAGACAGCGACAAACTGCTATCCTGGAAGACTTGTGATAAGAGACACCACAGACGGACAAATACAAGTTTGCGGCGCAGGTGGAGCCGCAATCGGATGGCTTGGCTACGAACAAACCATCAAGAAGTACAGACCCGCAACCGTTGATACAGTCTATGTAACTGAAGCCCATGTAGCCGTGTTAGCTGGAAGCAACTTCGTCGTAGTTGCAAGCCTAGCATCGGGACAAAACGTAACGAAAGGAGCCCGCCTCATGGCAGCAGCCAACGGAGAATTAACTGCAGCAACCGCAGCCGCACCACCATCAGGCACAACTACAGTAACCAGCACTTCAGCTCAGCCAACAATGGCTGGTCCACTACCCACAGGGGGCATAGTGGTTGCAATCGCAGAGGAATCTATGGACGCAAGCGCAGCAGCTAAAGACATTATGGTTAGGAGCTTGATTTAGCTATGAATAGACTTAGAGATGTTGGAAGAGACGAGCCATTAACTACAGAGCAAGGACAATACATTCTTGACAGAGTGGTTTTTGCTGCTCGAAGAGAACTGATTGGGCGAAGACTATTACCCATCCGAAAAATCGATGCTGGAACAGCCACTTTCGGCTATGACACGCTTACAGAGGCAGCTAACGCAGCTATAGACATAGCTTGGCCAGGCAGAGAAACCCTTGACATCGTAAATCTTGGGAGAAGCACGGTGGCTGTGCCAACTATTCACAAAGAATTTCTTATCAACAAGCTGGATTTGGCAGCTTCAAGGCAAACTGGAACTCCCTTGAACACAACTACTGCTGAAAGCGCAGGCTACAAAGTCGGCTTACAAGAAGACAGTCTTGTCATCTTGGGCTACACCAAAGATGGGTCAACCTACGACATCAATGGACTTTACAACGCTGCTGGAAACAGCGAAGCCACCAGCCTAGACTGGGGAACCGCAACCAACATCGCCACAAGCATCAACAACACAGTTAGCCTATTGATGGCTGACAACATTTTTCCACCCTACAACCTATGCCTTCACCCAGACCAGTACAACCAAGCTGCAGTCTTCGTGGCTAACACAGCTGTGCCCTACCTTACATGGATCAAAGAGCGCATTCAAGGAGAAATTTACCCAACCCCGACAATAACGGCTGGAACAGGCATGATGACTAAAGCCAACCCAGTTGGAATGTTCGAGTATGTCGTTGCAGAAGACTTCACTGTTGAAACTGAAGTGCAAAGCGCAAGGGAAGGCTCTGGTCTGTTCGGAAGGGTTTACGTGCGCGGTTTGCCCATTGTCTATGACTCTAACGCAATCTGTAAAATGACAACAATTTAGTTCGTGGTTACTGCAGTCCACTTAAAAACTGCTTTCCCCCATTTTTTGGGAAAAACAACTTTATGTGAGGTGATTAAATGCCAAGGAAGCAAACAGAAGTCGTTGAAGAAGAAAAACCAATAATTGCTGAAGAACATGCAGTATTGCCAATAGTTGAAACCAAGCCTGAAGCGCTTAAAGAAGAACCAAGTGGCACTGTAAAAGTAAAGGTTACCGTCGGCACTTTACAATGGGAAGAAGGGGTCTTCAGCAAAGGCGACACATTCACAGTTTCAAAGGAACGAATTAAGCTCTTTGACAAAAATGACATCCAAATCATCGAGGGATAACATGATTATCGGCTGTCTCTGCGTATACAATGAAGACCGCCATGTGATTCAGGCTTTGGAAAGCGTCATTGCATATGTTGATGAAGCAATAGTTGTGGATGGTTCTTGGGATGGGAATTCCAGCGGAGACCAAACGCTACATGTTGTTGAAGCCTATAGTAAAGTTCATCCTGTCAGAATTATTGAAGCTAAACCTTGGGGTGGCGATGAAGCGAAGAAACGACAAGAATATGTAGTTGGCAAAAATGGTGACATCTATTTTGTCATCGATGCCGACGAGGTTTTGTTTTGTGGAATGGAGTGGCTAAGGCGAATTGAAAGAGATAACTACATGCGGGATGAGCGAGCTTTTAACGTGGTCATCTGGAACAAGGGGTTTCCAAGCGTTTTACATCAACGGATTTATCGTCATCCATTTAATTACGTTAATGATTTTCCAATCGCCAAATACACGGTTCCCTTAGTTATTGAACATTTAAAGTATAAAAAACAAGGTTTGTTGGATAGACCTGTTTATGGAACGAGTTAGAGAAGGCGAACAAAACTGAGTGAAGCAAAGTTTAATGAATTCTTAAAGAAAAGCGACAAGCTTCTAGGTGAAACTAGTCAGGCTGACATAAACGCTATTAAAGACACGTTGGAAGCACTCCGCAAAGTTAGCCCCGACCTAATTGATTCTAAAATTTTTGAGAGGTTGAGCAGGCTTGTGGATAGTGCGCAGGTTGCGAAGGACACGCAGATACATGTAACTCGTTTAGCGTCTGACGTGAAAAGTTTGGAAGCTAAAACGGAGAAGTTGACGCAAACGTTAGAGTCTGTGAAGGCTAGTTTTGACAGTTTAGACCAGAGGCTTACTTTTGAGGCGGAGAGTCAAAGGCAACGAAACAAGAAATTAGGTGTGGTTTTAGAGCAGTTAGAACAGTATTTGAGGAGATATACTTAAAATATGATTAAAGAGATAAGTCAATGTAGAAGATGTGGCTTACCAAAAGAGGTTTTAAACCTTTTTCCAATGTGGGATTATCAGTGTCCAATTTGCCAAACCTATGTTGAACCTTCGATTTCTTTTTGTCCAAATTGTAAAATGCCATTTAATGCTGATAAATGGCGTGTTCCACCCAGATTCTTGAAAAGCAAAGAGGCTATGAGTGAGTATGCACATAAAGTTTTAGCACCCAAACTAAATCCAGAACAACGAGAACTACTATTCAAATATTTCACTGAGCTTTTCAATGATGGTTTTGAGAGTGGAAACTTTTCAGCATGGACTGGGACTTATATCGAAGCGGATTGGTCACTGGTTGTTAATACAACACGAACTCATCATGGCACTTACAGCTGTCAACTCGTTTCGGACTCCACACAGAATGATGAGGCATATTGCTATAAAACGTTAGCATCTACATATGACGAACTTTACGCAAGAATGTATATTAATTTTGACGTGATGACACATGGAAGCACCTATAGAAATTTCTATTTCTTAACCCTCATTCTTTCCACGAATACAAACAACTATTATTCAGTGGCTTATCGAAGAACTACTTCTGATAGCAGTGGAATATTGTATAGACGTTGGAGACACGACACTAATTGGATTGAAGGAGCGCCTGAAACATCATTCACTTTTTCTTTGGACATATGGTATTGTGTGGAAATGCGGTTTAAACGTGCAACAGGAGCAGGCAATAATGATGGCATCTTTCAAATTTGGGTCGATGGAACTCTATATGGAAATCTCGTTAACATTGACAATGACGAAATTCAACTTAACCAAATTAGAGTTGGAAAGTTCTTGGCACCCATTGGTTGGACATCAGTAACCTATAACGACTGTGTTGTTGTAGCCGACACATACATCGGACTAGAAGGAGAAGTTGCTGGGCAACCATACATTAACAGAGTACAATATATACATGGGATGAAAACATGGTAAGCGGT